CGCACCATATGTACCATTACAATTAACACCAACAATGTATAACCCATTCAACTTTGTACCTGTTAAAGGTATCATGACACGTTACGCTAAGAAAATGGTGAACAACCGTTTCTATGGAGCGATTTCTGTTGATGGTTTACGTACATTTGATGTTAGAGAATTAAGATAAGAATAATTCTTAAATATATCAGGAAGAGGGGTTTTATACCCCTCTTTTTTTTTATTCACTTTTTTATTAAAAATAATTACATTTATAATATATGGGTTTAGATAAAAATCAGTTATTAGAATATTTTTTAACAGATAATAAGTCTGGGTGGAAATGTGTTCCAAAAAAATTAAACAATAATAACCCTAAACTATATAATAATATCTTAAATTTTTTAGAAAATTCCAATATACCTGAAGATATTAAATTCAAACAGAAAGTTTGGCATTTCATCTACAAAGAAAATAATATTATAACATGTAAAGAATGTGGGAGCCCATCAAAATTTTTAGACATAAAAAGAGGATACCAAGATTTTTGTTCAACCAAATGTTCTAATAAGAATAAAGATAAAATAGAAAAAACCAAAAAGAATAATATAGAAAAATGGGGTGTCGCAACACCATTCGAAAATAAAGAGATATATAATCGTCATAAAGAATCTTTATTAGACGAATATGGTGTTATTAATGTGGGACAATTAAATTCTGTTAAAAATAAAATAGAGGATACTAATATAAAAAAATATGGATACAAATCCCCTTTCGGTAACCCTGAATTTAGAAAAAAACACAATGAAAAAACATCTAAAATAGAAAAATATGTTGCCGAAAAATTAGGGTGTGAACATAAATTCATTTTAGAAGGTAAAGAATATGATTTAAAACATGGTGAATATTTAATAGAAGTAGATGGTGATTACCATCACCCGAAAAATTTACTAAATTTATCTTTAACCCAATTATCATCTATAATTAATGATTATGAGAAAAATAGCATATCCAAAAATAATGGATATGAATTAATTAGAGTTAATACGAGTAAATTAAAAAAATCTAAAATAATCAATCTAGATTACATCAAACAAAACCAATATAAACAAGATTATACTTTAAGTTATGATGATGTTATTATATCTAAAGAATATCTTAAAGAATATTGTCGTAAATATGGTAAAGAAAAACTACAAAATTATGTTTATTTATTCCTAAAATTTATAAGAACATTCCAACCAGAATTTCCTATAATAAAATCTGATGAACATATACAAAATGTGGTATCTAAAATCCATCACTTCAAAAAACCGATAACTAAGATAGTGGGTGATAAACTATATTTTAATAATAACACTAGTAATGTGGGTGTTTCTTATTTAAAGAACATATTTACTAATTATTGGGAATCGTCTTATAAAGGAAACAAATCACCAAAGGAACTATGGTATGATGATGATTTCATGAGAAAAGTTATTGCTTACAGAATAGGGTTAAATGATAATAATGAATTTTATGATTTCTCAATAAAAAATATTATAAAAGGTTTTTCTGCTAACAGAAAAACAATATCATTTTTTAAACCATTATTGGCGTCATCAATTTATAAACATTACATAGGGAATAAAACCACCCCTGTTGTTTTAGACCCTTGTTTTGGGTTTGGTGGTAGATTAATGGGATTTAAGTCTGTTTATCCTAATGGTAAATATATTGGTATAGACCCTGATATAAATGGTTATAATAATATTCAAAAGTTATCAAATAATTTCAACAATGTTGAATTATATAATGTTAAATTGGAGAACTTTAATACGGAAATAGATTATGATATTGCCTTCACAAGTATCCCATATTTCGATTTGGAGACATACTCGGATAATGTTGAATATTCTGATTTTGATGAATGGAAAAACACTTTTATAAGTAAATTATTATCTCTACCAAGATTATTGGTTAATATGTCATATAAGTTATGTGAGGAATTAAATTTAACAAATTATATTGATTCTTATATTGAATCGAATACATCTCACTTTAATAAAACATCCAACAAAAAGTTGGAGGTGATAATAAAAATTAATTTCTAATATCCATTTCATATTTATAGTTCCCGCAATCCCAAACAATATTATACCCAATCTCTAACATTATTTGTTTTTCAGTTTTACTTTTATCATAACCCATGGAAACCAATTTATCTTTCCTAAAAGAATATCTGTGTAATCTTTTATCATCTCCTTTTACATACCAATAGTTCGGTTTACCCACATTCATTAAATTAAAACCTATTTTTGTGTATAAATTATCTTCACTTAATGTCCATCTCTTATCAGCATAAGAAATGATATTTTTAGGTCTATAATTATTAATAAAATACTTTAATAACCTAGGAGCAATACCAACAACGTTATTAGATGAAAACCTAACTAACTCATAGTAATCTTTTTTATCTTTTGAACCCAATGAACCTCTTAATTTAGAGAAGGTCATAACAGCAACCAAATCACCATTGTAATAACCACCTATAAAGTGTGATGATTTATCTGTTCCCTGTATATGGTTATTATTTAGGAATATATTTTTCTCTTCTGATGTAATTTCTTTTATAACACATTTTCTAGCAAAAATCTTTTCATTATCAACACCTAATAAATGTTTTATCTTTGACTCAACTATTTTTCTTTTATTTATCCATTCATCGGAAAAGATGTGAACCAGTTTAATACCATTTTTATTTGCCAAATCTCTTTTGTTTATGTGGTAATGTTTATCTTTACCCATCTTTTCAGAATGCCAAAATAAACCATTATATTCAAAACCAAGATTCTTCTCACCAACCAATATATCTATTTCAACACCATTTAATGTTTTCTTATCATTCATAATTGGGTTAAAACCTAATGATTTTATAAACTCGAATATTTCTTGTTGTGCTTTTGATGTGAAATTATTTTTTATTAAGGGTCTAGCATCATCTAAATAATCACTAAACTCTTTTATTATATTTTTGGAATATAAATTATCACCATATTTTTTTATGTATTCTTCTATTGTTATGTTGTGTGTATGTAGATGTGTGTTTGTTATACATCTAAACTTTTCATTACACACCCCACATTCAACAAAATCGTTTTTATCATTATAATCAATCGTGTTTGTTGGGGTTTTAATTTTATTATTTGGGTATTGTTGATTAAATTCGTTTGTAGACAAGAAACCATGTTCTGTGATGTGTTTTGTTAAAGCACCACTATTATTCTCAACATCTATTGTTTCCCATTGGCAAATAGGACAACACCATTTTTCTTGTTCTTCCCTTTCTATAATATTAAAATATTCTTCATACCATAGTTTCCCTGTTGTTTTTGTTATTCTATTTCTAATATATGTTGATGGAATATCAACGTCATATAACCCCTTTATATGTGTTGTTATGGAACCAGATTTATTTAATACGTCATTAAATATTTTTCCTGTTTTTTTACATTGTAAAGATTTGTTTTCGTATATGGAATAATCTATATTTTTTTCAATAAACTTCTTTTTGCCACCCTTTTTATTTAACTTTATGTTGTTTTTAGATAAGATAGATTTAACTTTAAGTTTACCTATTTTAAACTTCTTACATATAGACTCTATACCAAAACCTTCTTCTGTATATAATTTAATAATTTCTTTTTCCATATAATATAATTATACCTATAATAGGATTAAAGTCAATAGGTTTATTTTTTTCGTTTTTTACGATATTTATATAATAGTATGAATAATTTAAGAAAAATACTTAAAGAAGAGATTGACGACTTTGAATGGATTAGAGAAGTTCCGTCTGAACATAGTTTTACCATAGATGAATTATATGATAAAAAAATATATTTTAGAAAAACCGATTTATCAAAAATAAGAAGAAAAACCGATTTATCACAAATAAAAAGGGAGGACATTACTTTTGGTGATATCAGGTGGTCAAACTATTTTATATTAAATGGTATTGATGATGAAGGGTACGCAATATTATCACTAAGTAATGGGGGTGAAGTTGAGTATTCGGTTAGTGATGTTGAAAACTTTGTAAACTTAGGTGTTTGGGTTGTTGTTGACGCCAATGGTAGAATAATGAATCAGTTTGGTGATGAAAATAAAAACTTGGACGAGACTTATTATCACTTAGATAGATTAGTTAAACGTTTAACGATTATTAACGAAGATGGTAAAGTTAAACCAGATATGGAATGGGATTTAACACCACAAGTAAAAAAAGAAATTGATTTATCCAAAACATGGGTTAAAACAAAAGAAGATGTTATGAAATACTTAAACATCTTATCTGATAAATTAAAAAAGATACCCACATCAACAAGGAATAAAATATTAAAATATGTGTTAGCATCATTTATTGGTATTGCTGGTGTTAGTGGTTTAATGGATAAAGTAGATAATAATGTTAAAACACCTACCGATACTGAAATAATTAGGTCAAATATTAAAAAACCATCAATTAGAAAACCAAGTTATAGGTTAAAAAAATTCCTTAAAGATGAAGAAGGGTTTAAATTAACAGCCTACAGCATTGATGATGGTATGGTTACAATTGGTTATGGTCATGCGGAACCAATAAGCAAAACAAAAATGGTTGCTGATAAAACCACCATAACAAAAAAAGAGGCAGAAAAACTATTGGACCAAGATATTCAGGAGGCAACAGATGGGTTGAATAGAGTATTAGATTCTTGGGTTGACCAAGGTATAAAGGTTGAAATCACACAGGGTATGTATGACGCTATGGTTTCAATGATTTTTAATATGGGTATTGGTAATTTTAGAATGTCTGAGTTTATTCAGTTGGTTAAACAAGGTAGATATGATGAAGCTAAAGAAAAGATAAAAACAACAAACGTTACTGAACTTGGTCACGTATCTAGAAGAGAAAAAGAATCAGATACTTTCGGTGGTTCCTATAATACGTAAAATTTCTTCTCTGATTTCTTCTCTGATTTGTTCTACCATGATATCCCTCATTTGGGTAAACAAATCTGAAGAAAGGTTATCCTGTATGTATGTATAATTTGGGTTACAAAACGTCACCCCATTCTCATCCGAAGTTAATTCATATTCACAACAAGGGTTAGATATGGTATAACCACCTCTTAATGGATAAGTCTCAATATTGATATCAAGAAATGGTATCTCATATTGTATTTTTGGTCCACCATTAATAAAATCTAACTTTTGTATGTATTTTCTAACCATAATAAAATTATTGTGGGGGTTTCCAACCCCCGTATTATACTATTCTTTGATACCTTTTTTATTCGCTACTTCAGAGTTAGTAGGACCTTTTTCTAATCTTTCATTGATTATTGATATAACTTCTTCACCCAACATTGAATAAACTTTCATAGCGTTTGTAACACCCATTTGTGCGTCTTTAATATCCCACAATGTAACACCATCAGATTTATTTCTATCATTATGGAATGCAACTTTAGCAAAGTTGTTGCTACGATATTCTGTTTCTTTAATCGTTTTGTCGATTACAAAAACTAAACAACCATTCTCTGTATATTGTTTGTAATATTTACCATAGTTGTTGTCCTCACTAGATACACACCATTTAGTACCTTTACCATATAAGTTAGAACTACGAACACTTAAAGGATAAAGTACCAACCAACGCTCGTCTTCATATAAAACTTCTGTTTCATTTTTCTTAACCTCTGAAATGGTTACCTTTTCTTTGGCTTCTTTAACAGCCTCAATAATTGCTTGGTTATCTTTATAAGAATAGATGTCCTTATTGGTTAATAAGTTTCTCTCAGATAAATCATGGAAGTCGTTTATAACCTCAAACATTTCTTTGAATGTTTCATTTTTTAATTCATTATTAATCCATTCCACCCATTCAGACGTACATTTAATCATGAACGGCAAATATTTATTTGTTTTTGATGGGTCCATTGATGCCAAAACATCGATTACATCTATTTTGTAGTTTTTGTTTTGTTCCTTTAAATCTCTAATTTTAGCCATATTTTAAATTGTTTATTTTTTAATCATTGTTTAATAATACAAATATAGTATTTTTTTATTTAATAACAAATAACTAAATGGGTATTTTTTATAAAATCTGGATATTTATATATAAAAACCGATTATATGAAAAAAAGAATAATAAAACTAAACGAGTCTGAATTGGAAAAACTTGTTAAAAGAGTTATCAAGGAAGAACAAGAACAAATTAAAGAAAAACAAACTACTTTAACTAAACACCCAGCTTATTCAGCAATCGATAACTTAGAGAATGAGTTAGAAAAATTAAAAATGGAGTTTAAACAAAGTATTGCTAATGCAGTATCTGGAGCTGATGGATATCATAGTGAAATCGATAAGTTTTCAGAAGACTTTGGTAAGTTTATCACTAAGGTTTCTAATTTGAAATCTAAAATAAACGATTACCAAATAGCTAATAAAGATAAAGAAATGGCTGAAGCTAAAGAACGTAAAGAAAAACAACGTCAATACCAACACCATATGAGAGAAAAGGCTAGAAAAGATGGTCGTAATTATTCTTATTAAAAAAAGATAAAACAAAATGAAAAACTTAAAACAAATTAAATTAATGATGGAGAGGTTGGAATCTCCTAGAATGACCCAAACTGAGGTTGATAAAAAGAAAAAAGAAATCCTAAATGAAACTAATATTGGTAAAGTGGGGTTAATTAAAGAAGATTATTTGGAATTAAAATCTATCGGTAAAGAGTTATACTCTTTTTTGAAAAAGGAAGGGTATAATGTTGAAATTAAAGAAGACAGTTCAAAATCTAGATTCTCAGGTGGTGATAAATTAGTTGATTCAGATGAAGGTGGTAAAGGTGGTATTGTCCAAATAAAACAATTCTCAGATGTGGAACAAATAGGTGTCTTCATCCCAAGTTACGCTGTTACATATCAGTTTTTAAATAATCAGGGGAATTACGATAAAATTAAAAAAGTTTATGCGGATAATAGACAAGATTTTGGACCTGAGCAGAAAGAAAAATTTTTAAATGATGGTGATACATGGTTTAAATCTTCTCTTACTGATAGTTGGAATGGAATTGCTAAAACAGTTTTTAAATCCAAAGATTGTGAAGATTTATCCCAACACCCAAAAATTATTGAATCAGTTAACGAGTTGGGCAATAAATTAAGTGATATTGTTAAGTCTAAAATACCTAACATGGAATTTGTTTTCGATAATCAAGTGAGTAACTGTCAGTTTGCGATATATTTCAGAGAACCTAAAACAAAAAAAGGTGGTTACACTAAATAATAATTATTCTTATTAAAAAAAATAAAAAAAGGTCTAAATATTCAGACCTTTTTTTATTTATATATTAATTTGTTTAATTTAACACCAATCTTTTTCAGATACTATTTCAAATTGTATTGTATCATGATAAGTCCTAACTTCATTACCTGATTCAATCTTAAACTCCATATAATAATCATTCGGTATAAACCAAGATGTATCCACTAAGAAATAATTACTATCTTCAGTTCTATTAACCTCACTCCAAGGAACATATTCTATTTGTGTCTCACCTTCTTTAATGTATATTCGATAAGATATTTTATCAATAGGTTTATAATTTGTTGTAAAAGGTATTGTTGCCTCAATATCAACTCTTCTAGTGTCACCACGTTTAATCTTTTCTTTACGTTTTATACCACTAAAAGAAAAATGGTAATCATATATAGAGATATTACGTGAATTACCAACACCTCTACCACTCTTATCACCTGAACCGATATTATAATAAGATTCATCGTCTTTAATTATAAAATCCAATTCTATGTTACCTAAGTTGTTACCATTAACTGTAACACCTTCCCATACATCAACAAACTGTATGTTTCCACAATAACCACTAACAGCATTAACTTCTAATTCTACATAGTAAACACCAGTTGTTAATTGTTTTATTTCGTTACTTGTATATGTTTTGAACACTTCTTCGTTGTGGTCATAAATTGTAACCCCCGAAAAGGTTGCATTAACTCGTTCTCCACCCGCATTAACAAACAAGTGTAACCTATTTACCTTATCTAAGTGAAACTCACATCTATCGTCTTTAATTAGGTCATCATAGATGGTTTCCATAAATGGTTCATAAACCGTTTGTGTATCTCTAGAAAAGAAACCTGTATAACACAAGTCTTCTTGTACGGCTGATTCTAAACCTGGTTTGTATGCCAACCCTAAATTAGCCTCAGTTATACCACTAGAAATTAAACCATTAATATAATCGGTAATATCAATACAAACATTTTCATTACCTTTCTCAAAAAATTGTTCACCTTTAACCAAATCAATTGTGGTTCCTGTATAACCACTTGTGTTACCCGAATACCACATATAAGGGTCGTTATAAATACCGGGTTGTGACCATGTTGTTGATGATAAACGGTCTTCCCAATTGGCAGGACCTTCACAATATGCTTGGTCTCTTATATCAGCAAAATCTCTTGTTTGTTTATTGTTTTGTACGATTAAATTACTTGTAACATAATCATAACCATTACCTTCAGCCCATTTTTCAGGAACTTCAAAAAGAATTAAATCAAAAGCTGTTGCTCTAGCTGATTCACCAGCTGATGATGAAAAAGTTTTACAAAATAATTCAGAATCAAAACAAGATGTGTTTGTAATATTTATTTTGTGGGTCATACCACTCAAACTATATTCCTTTGTGTTAACTCTATCAACTAACTCCGTTAAGTCAAAACCAAAAATATATCTTGAATAAATAACCTCACTTGCTGTTAAAGAACCACCATGAAATAATTCCACAATTGGGTTTCTACCTGTATTTGTACATGAATTTCTCACAATTACAGTATCTTTATTAAAATAAGTTCTATATATACTCATTAGATTGTTTTACTTATAAATATCTAACAAATTAGTATTATTTTTAGTTATTATCTAATTCGTTTAATGTTGGTATATTAATATTAGATGTATCTATGTTTTGCTCTTTAAAATAGGCATCTAATTGTGTTATAGTATTATTATAAGCAATATTCTCATCCGTGTCTTCGGAAGAGAAAGCTTTTATTATTATACCCGTAACCAAATTAAAAACATTCATACCAACAACACAAGTACCATATAAACAAACCCAATAACCTGAAACACCAATAGAAGGTGATTTTTGTTCATCAGCCCTAATTATGGTAGAGTTATCTATTGTAGGTAATTTATCACTATAATCTTTATCTTGTGTTGGTTTCAGTTTAACGTTTGTTTCTTGTTGTGTTTTTGTTGGTATATCACCTCCAGCAAATATATTTTTACTATTAAGTTTAGGTAATTCCGTATTAATCCAATTCTCTATGTTTATATAAGCAGATTCTGCTGGATTGGTTGGTAAATTATGATATGGGTGTGTATGTGTTTGTATCCATTTCCAAACCTTCATGATAAAGTCCTCCAAGATATCACCATATGGGATTGGGTGTAAACTAGTCTCTAAGTTTGCCTGTTCTTCCTCTGTTAAAAAAGGGTTAACTATACCTGAATCACTATCTCTACCAACTAAAAATATTTTATTACTAACCATTTTAATATCAGTCCTAGTTTCAATATTTTTTTCATAACTCAACAAAGACTTATCTTTGTTATTAGGTGTAGATTCTATCGTTACATCTGTTTCGTATTTACCAGGTTTAAAACTTTTAATTTGTATATAAGCTGGGTTTCTTTTATTAATAATATTAGCATCATTAGAAGTTGATTTACCAGCTCTAATAATAACCTCAGAATCTTTAAAAACTAAATCTGAGTTATTTCTACCTAATATCGATATTTCATCATATTTTGGGTATAAGTCATAACTCGTACCATCATTTAAATCAAATCTAGTTGTTGGTATATTTTTAATAGATTCGAAGAATGGTACACGAGAACCTTCTCTACCCGCGGTTGAATCATTGAAATTATCTGAGTAATTTAATTTATCTCCTAGTTGTGGTACTAGGGGGCCAATATATTCTCTATAACTATTATCATTAGTAGGGTCATAAAAAATAACTTTAACAGTCTCATCAACCTTAGGTTGTATATTAATATGTAAAGGTAAAAAAGGCCAACAATAAGGTATTTCAGAATCGGTTTTTTTATCATCAACACCCCTAACACGAACTTTAATTCTACCAGCAGCTTCTGGGTCATCACTACCAATAACCTTACCTAAATAGATATTACTATTACCCTTAAACGATGTTTTTTCAGATACATCACCTTTTGAAGCTTTACCTAAAGAATAATTCCTACCCCCCATTTTATTCTATGTTTCTATTTTTTAATTCTAATAAAACCATCTCATATACTTTTTGTATATTTTGTAAATGGTCGTATTTTTTTATTGTTTCTTCTTTAACCCTATAAAAATCTTGTGCTAACCTAACTTTTAGGTCTAACAATTGTGAGTTACTTTTTTTCTCTAAATCATTCATAATTAAAACGCTTGTCCGTGACCACAAGAAGTGGTTAATATAGTACCAAAAACTTGTACAGGACCACCAGCGTTACCACCAGTACCTTGTATTTGTGCTCCAGGTCTACTACAAATATCTATTCTCATTTCTTCTGTTAGAGCTTTAACTATCTCTTCTATTCTAATTACCTCCATAACTTCATCAGGGGCGGTAGCACCACCCACCAAAGGACCTGCCGGTAAACCAGCTTCACTTTTCCTACTTATAATTCTAGCAGCTATTTTTTTAGCACTAAGACCAGGTTTATTACCACCTAAAAAAGCTAAAGAATAAGAATCAACTAAAACAGGTTGTTTAGGTAAATTAGGTATTTTAAATAAGTTTTTTATAGCATTTAATATTGAATTACCACTTTTAAAATTTATACCATCACTTTTAAAACATATGTTATCGTTATTAGCCATGTTAATTTTTATTTATAATTTACAACATTAGGTGTTGGTATTTGGTTTATAATTCCTCTTACTGATGAAATATAACTAAGTACAATATTTAATCTTTTAGATGCAATCTCTGAGATTAATCTACTAACAAAAGACTGAATCATTTCCAATAATAAAATCCTCAACCTATTATATATTATTTGTAGTAAAGCTGCCAAAGATTCTCTAACAACATACTCAAAAAATATTTTGTTTGCTTTAGCCCAATCAAAACTATTAGTTTCTTGATTAACTGTCACACCAACACCACTGGTTACAGTATTAACATCGTTAACCATTTTTTCTGCTAACTTAAAAATACCTAAAATCTTTGGTGTTAACACAATATTATTTATAATAACTTTTGGTAAGTCTTGTATAAAGTCTTTAAATAATTTATTTTTTATAGACCCCCCATTTTGAGGTGAAACGTTAGATGTAATCGTACCAACATTATCTAATAATTTAATCACAACATCCTCAACCAATTTAGGTTCACTCAATTCACTTAATTCGTCTAAATATTTAGATACATTATTATTTGTAGAATCGTTATTAATATTAAAACCAAATAAACCACAACCTAAATCTAAAGTTGTTTCACCTAATTTAGATTCGTTAGCTTTTTCTTCTATTTTTTGTAATTCATCGTTATTAAATTGGTAAAAACTATTATCAAATATAACTTCATCACTACAAGGGTCAGTATCTAATATTTTATCTATAAGTGTGTTTGTTTTTTCTTTATTAACCAATTGGTCTAAACTTAAATCTAAATTAGAGGTTACGTTAGCAAAAAAACTATCTACAATACCACCAATTAACATTTTAGAATCTAATAAATCTAAACTTTTAAAGAAATCTAAAATAAACTTATTAAATTTTTCGTCTTTATAAGCATTATTAACTTGGAATTTAATCTTACTTGGTTTATTATAAGTAACATCTAATATCCCAACACTATTATAATACCATGTTTTTTTAACATTGGGTGTTTTTATTGTATCAACCAAAAACTTATTAAAATCTTTACCTGTATTGGTAAAATATATACCACCATTCAATACGTTTTCAGGGGTTGATTTTAATATATTATTGAAATCTATGGTATCTAAATCAATATCTAAGGTTACTGATGGTATTTTAAAATCTGAACCACAATTTAATGACTGTTTGAGAGCAATAATAATACCATCCACCAATATTCGACTCAAACTAGGTGTGAATTCAGTTAAGATAGATAACAACAACTTACCAATTTCTGATTCTGGTTTTTTTAAATTAAAACCACCGTTTTCACCATTTTTAAAAAACTTTTTTTTCTTTATCGTGCTAGTTGATGGTTCATCAGAAGAATTAACACCAAATTCATTGTCATCGTTTTTATTGTCTTCCTTTTTTTTAAAAACATCAGAAGAAGTGACTTCTAACAAATCCAATAAAAAAGGCATCACGTTTTTAGATTTAGAATCTACCGATTCGAATGATGAAGTTTTTTTACTTTCAGGCAAAAAATTAAGGGTTTTATAAACCGCAACTTCATCTATGATATTTTGCTTTTCATCTATAAACCCCATAATTATTTTTATTTATCTTTTTTATCAAACATATCTCTTAACAAGTCCATATCTTCAGGTGTTAATGAACCATCACCTTTTTCAGTTGTTCCCTCACCTTTAAATACCAATGTACTCATTAATTTAACCAACGATAATTTTTTATCAATCGTACTATCAACTAATTTAAGTAAATCTGTGTTTGCTTTATTTAAATTAACCAAATCATGCATGTCATCAATTTCAACCTTTTTCTTGTTTTCATTGATTTGTCTGATAGCTGTTGTACGTTGTTCAACAAGTTCATTGTAAGCTTCTTGTGCCATACCTAAAAAACTATCAGTAGTTATTTTAACCTCTTTTTTCTTTGGTCTTCCCATAATCTATTTTATTTATAAATATCTTTTATGTGGTTTTTTTAGTAGTTTTCCTCTTTTAAGATATTATAAATAGTTTTATATCTTTTCATAGCATTCCTAATATCTTTTGTATTAAGTGCCGTCATTTCTCTCATATAGTAAAGTACCAAGTTTTTATTAAACTTATTACCACCTGGTACGTTATCATCATCAAAAAGTTCCTCCCAATTATCCAAAATTGATGTTAGTGCTTGGCCAACCTTTTCTTCGTTTTCAGTTAAAACCTTTTCTTCCATTTCTTTTTTAATCGCTTCAGATATATTACGGATTAACTCCATTAAATCAAAGTCGTTGGAATCTATGGTGTATGTTAAATCTTCTTTTTCCTCAACTAATGGTGAGAAGTCATCAAAATTTAAATTCTGTTTCATTTTTTTATCTTCCTTAATTAATTTACCTAAAAGATAGTGTTTTGCTACAGTACCATAATAAGAATAAGATTTTTTATTCTTAGCTGGTTTAAATTTATGAAATTTAACATGTAAAAAACTTAAAGTATCACAATGGAGGTCCTCAAACTCCATCGATTTCGAATAGAGTTTGTACCTCCTAATGATACTCTCCACCATTTTATCTAGTGGAGCTTTTAAGAATTTAAGATAAATTCTATTTCTTTCAATGTCTTCCTGTGTTGTACCAGTCCATCTATACCCATCTTGTGTATTAGGGTCTTCAATAATTTTACCAAGCTCAAGATATCTCTTTACAGCTTCTTCCTCTTCTGGACCAAAGTAAGGTTTTTTCTTAGGTTTCCTACCCCTTTTCTTTGGTTCTGTATCCATTTTATGCTGTCGTTTCTTCTTCGTATGTTATGCCTCTGTCTGTTTTAAAATAACACTCTTTTTTAGCCTGATTAAACCACCATCTAGCTTCATCCACTCTTAATTTGTTTTCACCTAAATAATATTCATGGAATAATGAAGAAGGTCTCATGTTAGTTTTCTTATAACCAACTTTAGGGATAGTCATGATTTGTTTATCATAATAAGTCATTCTTAAAAAGAACTCATAAGCAAATTGTAATTTAATACTAGGTTTTAAACCACCAACAGTTTCAAAAGTTTCTTTTTTATAGATACCACCTGAAATTTGGAAGTTAGGGTAATTTAATAAAGAATCGTTGTCTAAGTAACCTAATTTCTCAGAGAAATCTTTTGCCCAAACTGGTTCGTTTGTGAAATGTAAAAATCTACCATCAGTGTTAGCGTCTAATACGATTGGTAAGAATGCGTCAACTTCTGTGTAGTAAGTTGCGTATTTGTTAAAATTATCAAAAATAATCTTAGAATACTCATCATCTAACTCTAAAATAGAAAACCATTCAGTTTCAGTTTTAGATACACCATAATTAACTTGTGTACAAAAATCAGATGTTCCATCATTCTCAACAACTTCAACAATGTCTTTTAATTTATCACCATAATCATAAGAATCTAACTCTGTTTTTAATGTAGTTTCTTTTGGTACAACTATTAATAATTTATTAGGTAATACCTTTTGGTCAGCCACACTATTAATAGCTTTAGTGAAGTATGTTTTTTCTTCTTCGTTTAACCTGTGTACAGGTAAAATAACAGTTAATTTATTATCCATTTGTTGTTTCATTATTTAATTCAGTTGTTATAGATTCTTCTCTAGTTTTTAATTCTTTTTCTAAAATAGTAACGTATTTTTTAGTTAAATCAGTGAAATAAGTTTCGATTGAATTTTTTTGGTTTTCTTCAGTATATTTTGTAACTGTTTCATCCATTTCTGTGTAGATTTCTTGTGGTTCTAAATCTTCTAACCAAGCTTGTACATAGTTACCTAAAATATCTACAATAGTGTTAAAGTTGTTAGTCCACATACCATTTTTATCAGTAATCCATTCAGGAACCAAGTTTGGAACTTTACCAATAACAGGAACACCACATTTCATAGATTCCAATGGGAATGTACCAAAACCTGAGACATCATCAACCCAAACTGAAACACATGCTTCAGATAATTGTTTAGCAAAAGTTTCTCTAGGTAAACCTCTTAAATCTCTAAAAGAAACCCATTTTAAGTGTGGGTATTTAACATAAAATGCTTTGAATAATTTAGCTGTGTCTCTTTGTTCTCTAGTAAAAATAGTAACAACAGGTTTTTTAGGTTCGTTTGATTTGGTGAAGTAATTAGGTAATGAAATGTCTGTAACACCTACTTCTAATTTAGGGTTGTTAAATAACCCATTGATGTATTCTTTTTGAGTTTCACTAGTTGTAATAACGTCAAAAACATTGTAGTCACACCAATTTTTACCAGGTTCTAACATCTCAAAAATATAGTCATATGCTTGTGACATAACAACCTTTTTACAAGGTAAACCTTTAATTTGTTCCAAAACATTCGCGAATATCTCTGGTACAACAACAAAATCGGTAGAAGAAACTTTTAAGTCACCACCTTCAATAGATACATGAGATAAGTTATCATAACTCTCCCCTAACCATTTACCTACTTTTGTGTAATCGTTTTTCTCGTGTAAAATATGAGCGTTATAACCTAACTCATTTAACACTTTAACGTGTTCATAAACATTAGCTACACCAGCAGTGGGTGAACCTTTTGTGTCCATAGTAAAGAAATAGATGTTAAAATCTTTTGTACTTAACTTCTGGATGTCATTTTTAATTTGTTCTAAAATTTCTGTTTTTTCCATATTATTTGTTTGTCTTTATTAATTTATGCTTCATAAGCGTGTTAAAACATAGTCTAGTTGGTATAGATAGTTGTTTACCTAACATAGTAATACCCATGTCCTCGTCAACAATAGATTGTTCACTCAATACAACTTCAATCATACCTTTAACCAATTCCCATTTAGTCATATCAATCATTGGTCCTTGACTTAATTCATATAACTCTTGTTCGGTTAATTCTTTTTTTTCAGTTTCCTCTTCTTTTGTTAATAAATCTTCTAGATTTTTTTTAGGTTCTTCGTCTATTTTAACGAATTCGTTTATTCTGTCTAGGTCAAAATAAAACTCTTCTCCCGCGATTTCAAATAATTCCATAATTAAAAATTAGTATTAAAATTAGATATGTAAATATTTATAAAGTTAATTAAAAATTACCCAATAGTAAAGAAGAAGACAAACCATCCAAAACTCTAGCATCTAATTCTTTTATTGTTTTAATTCTAACACCAGGATGTTTAACCCCTTCGTTATATGGTTTATCTATAATAACACTTAATTTATTAACTGGTTTTTCTTGTAATATTTTAGGGTGGTCAGTAACCATAACATCAACATAGTCCCAAACTTTAGAATATTCTGTCACAAACTTTATATTGGGACAAATTGATTTTGTTTTAGCCAAAAAGAAAAGTGTTGATGGTATTGCTAACCCACCTTCTCTAGTAATTAAAATAAATTCATGGTTTGGGTTTTCTAAAATTAATTGATTTAATGATTCCATAGCTGAACTAACTGTTTCGTCAGCATGACCAAAAACTTCAACCGTACACTTTTCATATAAAAACTCATTCAGAGTTGTTTTTTTAACAACTTTAACTGTTTCAGTAGTTTCTTCAGATTCAAAAAATTCGTCTTCATCGAACTCTAAATTAAATTCCATTGTGGCTTGGTCTGATTCTTCGTCTGGGAATGTGACCCATTTATCTAAGTTATAATCTAACACTTTTATAGATTCTTCACCTTCTTCTGTAAAATACTTTTTGTGTGTTTCTTCTATTTGACCTAACAAATCTCTTAAAACACCATCAATACTAACACCTATTTTCATATTTATTTATTTTTAATTTTTTAATTTAGGATGATATTTCAGGTTGGTTAAACATTGTCCCCAGTTTTCAAATAAAAACCCCCTATCATCAATATAAACCGTTGCTGGTAACTTATGGTTTGATACTTCTGTTATGTATTGTGATAAACCATATTTTTTTAACCATGGATATATCACTTCTTTTGGTCTAGATGATAAGATTTTAAGTGTGTAACCTTCATCATATAATTCTTTTAACGCATATTCAACACCATCCATTGGTGGGTCATAAACATCATCTAACCCTCTAAAACCTTTAGAGTATTTATGAATCACACCATCGAAATCTATCGCAATTGTTTTCTTTTTATCTAAAGTATAAACCTCGTTAATTTTGTTTAATTCAAAATCTAAATTATAATAAATAAAATTAACGGAATCATCAATACCCATAACATTTGTATTGATAAACATAGATGGGTTATAAGGTTCTTCATATGGCGAATCAACCCCTGTAAACATCGGTATTTCACCAGCTCTCGCTTTTTTATATAAACCTTCTGGGTCACGTTTTTCACAAACTTCCAAATCCGCTTTAACATAAACTTCAATAAAGTTGTCTTCACCAATAACCATCTTAGCGTTCTCACGTTCAATTTCAAACGGTGAAATAAAAGCTGTAATAACAATAATACCAGCATCAGACATTAATCTTGCCACTTCAGCAATCCTTCTAGTGTTTTCTTTTCTACCACTAGAGGAGAAATCTAAATCTTTATTAAGACCTAATCTAAGGTCATCCCTATTTAAAACATAAACTAACTTACCTTCATTATGTAATTTAGATGCTAGTTTGTTTGCGATAGTTGATTTACCCGAACCCGATAAACCTGTTAACCATATAACAGGTGATTTTTGATTAAG